GTAGTACCCGTATGTTCAAACCTTAGAATTATTAATCATGGCTACAGTTCTATCGGGTACTTCGGGAGCGTTATACTATTCTCCTGCTGGTACAAGCTCAACACAAATTCCTGCGTCTGCTTTCCCTGCCGGATCAGGTGGAGATACAACACAAATTAATGTTGGTACACAGTTAGGTTACAGAGTAAATGACACAGTAACACTTGCATATCCATCAGGATCTACAGTAACCAACTGTATTCAAGCAGGAGATTATTTTGTAAAAACCTATGATGCTTCTACTGGAGAGATGACAGTATCTACAACAGCAGGAGGATCAGCAGCAACAGCTTCAGCAGCACCAACATTTCTCGCTGGGACGCTTGCAAGTATTACATTTACAGCACCATTAGTTGTTGGATCTGTAAGAGAGTGGAGTTTTGAAATAACCAGAGCAGAAATTGACGTAACAAGTATTGGTCAATCTGTTACTCAAACCGCACCATTTAGAACATTCATCTCAGGTTTTGCTGATGGTAGTGGTTCTGCCAGTGTTTATTCAACAGATGATGACACACTTCTTTCCAGTAGAATGGTTGAAGACGTTATCCAACGTCAGCAAGCTGGTGCAAAGGTTAGATTGTATATTGATCGTCAAATGAGTGGTGCAAACGTAGATCAAAACGCAAGTAGATCAATTTTGGCAGATATTATTCTTACTTCTGCGAGTTTCAACGTAAACCCAGATGACGGACAGCTTGTAGAGATAGCCTTCAGACCTAGTGCTGCTCCTACATTCGATTTATCTAAAACTGCTTAATTAAATTAGCATAACTTAACGAACCTCAGTTTACCTGGGGTTTTTTTATGCTTTGCATTAGAATAATAGTATACTATTTTATTTTTATGGCTACTAACCTCTCTGCATTAGACAGACTAAGAAAAGCTGCAAATCTCGAACCAATAAAAAAAGAAGTTACATTATCTGATGGTTCTATTTTTGAAATGTATGTAACACCATTAACAATGGCAGAAAGAGAAAGAGCACAAAAACAAGCCAGAAGTGATGATGCTAATGCTTTTGCTTTACAGCTATTACTTGCTAAAGCTCAAGATCAAACTGGTAGAAAACTTTTTAATGCAGGAGAAATTGATGTGTTAAAAAATGAAGTAAAAGATAGTGACTTACAAAGTTTAATGCTTGCTGTAATTAATGCTGAAGAGGATACAATCGACCCAAAGAACTAGCTGCCCAACTGAAGAGAGATAATCTTATGATGTTGCAGTTTGGTGTAGCAAAAGAACTTAAAAAAACTTTAGTAGAAGTAAGAAATATGACTTTAGAAGAACTTATAGGTTGGAGTGCATATTTTCAGATTGTAAATGAAGAGCAAGAGAAGGAATTTCAAAAAGCTCGTAGAACTAGATAATTTTTTAGAGTATTATAGAATAGAAGATATTATTGGTCTTTCGTAAGTGACTACAGAAACGCTAAGAATAAAAGTCGTAGGTTTACGGGAATTAAATAAAGTTAATACTGCTGTAGATAAGTTAGATAAGAAAATGAAAGCTATTAATAAATCAAGAGTTACAGGAACAACTAATGCTTTAAAAGTTTTAAGACAAGAATTATCTCTTAAAAATAAAATTTTAAAAGCAGATCAACAAATTTTGAACGTTAGAAATAAACAAATAACATCAAATAAAAAGAATGTTGCCACTCAAGCAGGAGGAACTGGTGGTGGAGGTAGTGGAGGAAAAGGTAGTGGTGCTTTATCTAGTGCATTAATTAGTGGTACTTTTCCATTATTGTTTGGACAAGGGCCATTAGCTGCTGCTGGTGGTTTTGCTGGTGGATTTATAGGAGATAAGCTAGGTGGCAAAATGGGAGGCTTTGCAGGAGGTCTTGTAGGGACTGCTACTGTAACTATCATTCAAAATACTTTATCGAGTATAAGTGAATTAGGACAAGCTATGGGTGCTTTTAAGCAAGACATCCAAGCGATGACAAAAGCATTAGGATTACAGGGATCTGCTCAAGAAGCACAATTAAAACGAATTGAACAGACTCAAGGGAAAACAGCAGCTTTTAATGCTTCGATGAAAATGATGGAAAATAGAATAGGAGAAAGTGGTGTGCGTAAAATTAAAGAATTTGGAGAGACAACTAAAATTTTAGGTCAACAATTTAGTACTGCTTTATTAAAGCTACAAGCATTTATTGGTGGCATGGCAAACTTTATTGCTAAATTGCTTTCTGGATCTAACAAATTAAAAGAAGCTGAAATAGATCAATTTGTAAAAGATAGTGCTGATGCTGGCAATGAACAAGCTCAAGCATTATTAGCTAGAGAAGAAGAAATAGGAAAAACAGGATTTAAAACAACGCAAACTTCTGTACGATCCACAAGTAAGAGAACAGTAGCCTTACCTGGCACTGAAGATAAAATTAAAGAACTTAAAAGAGATAAAGAAATTTTTGCTGTTAGGAATAAAACTAGTTTGGCTAATGATGAAATACTATCTAAATCTCAATCTTTAATTGAAGATAAAAGACAAGAATTTGATTTAAACAAAAGAATAAAAGAAGAAATAGCAAAAGGTACAAATAAAGAACTTGCAACATCATTAGCAAAAGTAAATCAAATATTTGATGCAGAAGAAAAAGTCTTAACTGCAAAACGAGATCAAGCACAATTAGATTTTGATAAGGCTAAAAACTCTGGAGTTGAAGGAGAAGAATTAACAAAAGTAAAAGATATTCTTGATGCTCACACTTTAGAATTAACAGCCCATAACAAATTAAGAAAAGAGGCTATTGGACTTACAAAAGACCTTCATGACCAAACAGATTTAGTAGGAGAAGCTTTTGATAAATTAGGAGAATCAATTAATAATGATATTAAAGAAGGTATTAAAGGGTTAATTAAAGGAACAGCAACTCTTGGAGATATGCTAAATAAAATTGCTGATAGATTTTTAGACGTAGCACTTAATCAAGCATTATTTGGCTCGATATTAGGCTCAAAAGGAGAAAAGGGAGGAGGGCTATTAGGTGCTATCGGTTTATTTGCTAACGGAGGGAGACCACCTGTAGGTAGACCTTCAATCGTTGGTGAAAAAGGGCCAGAATTATTCGTACCAAGATCTTCTGGAACGATTGTGCCAAATAATAAACTTGGAGGTGGCGGTAGTACGAGTGTTGTTGTTAATGTAGACGCATCAGGTTCAGATGTTCAAGGAGATGATGCCCAAGCAAAAGAACTTGGAACTCTCATATCTGTTGCAGTAAAAGGAGAGTTGTTAAAACAACAAAGACCTGGAGGGCTACTTTCTAGTTTACGCTAATGGCTACTTTTCCTAGTTACAATCCACAATATTCTGCTACAAAGCGTAGTCAGTCAAACCTTAGAATCACTCAGTTTGGAGATGGCTACCAGCAAAGGACTACTTTCGGATTGAATCAAGATCCAAAAGTTTGGAATCTTACTTTTAATGTTGATGATGAAGATGCAGATGAGATTGAAACATTTTTAGAAACTGAAGCTAACAATGGTAGATCATTTGATTGGTCACCTCCTGATACAACAACAACATTTAAATGGATATGTAGAAGTTTTTCCAGAGAAATATTTGAATTTGATCGAAATAGAATTACAGCTAGTTTTGAGGAAGTATTTGAACCCTAATGGCAGTACCAGTTTCAGCTTTACAAGAAATAAATCCTGGAGCAGTAATAGAACTGTTCACTTTGCAACTTGATGCCACATTACATGGCTCTAATACTATTTATAGGTTTCATAATGGTGCAAATCTAAATGCAAATGGAGAAGTTGTATGGGCTGGTAATAGTTATTTAAGATTTCCCATTGAGTGTACTGGTTTTGAATTTACAGGAACAGGAACCTTACCAAGACCAACCATCTCTGTCAGTAATATCTTTGGAACGCTTACTGCAATCATGCAAGACGTTAACCAAACAACAGTTGGTAATGATTTAAATGGTGCAAAATTAACAAGAATTAGAACCTTGGCACGTTTTTTAGATGCTGTTAACTTTGCTCCGCAAACTATTACAAGCACATCAACTCAGACTGTAGCCGATCCTGCTGATGGAGAAACCGTTACATACACAGTAACAGTAGCAAATGTTGGTGGATCTAACATATTTGTAATTAATGGTTCTAATAATCCTGTTCTTACAATGAAAAGAGGATCTACATATATTTTTGATGTTTCTGACAATACAAATGCAACACACCCATTACGGATAAAATCTGATGCTGGAGGAGATCAAACAGTAACAGTAAACGGAACACAAGGTAACTCTGGTGCAACAGTAACTTATTCTCCAGCCTACCCAGGTGCTCCAAGCGATTTGAGATATTATTGTTCAACTCACGGTAATGCAATGGGTAATACAATTACGATGAATAATCCAAATACGATCCAGCAAACAATAACTTCATCCTCGACTACACAATCCAATCCATTCGGAACTCCCGATCCAACGGCAGAATTTCCTCAAGAGATTTATTTTTTGGACAGAAAAGTAAGCGAAAATAGGGATGTTGTTCAATGGGAAGCAGTATCAGCATTAGACTTGGTAAACGTAAAATTACCAAAAAGAATTGCTACTAGAGATATTTTCCCTGGTATTGGTACGTTTGTTGGATGACTTGGCAGGATATTGCACTTAAACACGCAGAAAAAGATGCACCACATGAAGCGTGTGGTTTATTAACTGTCTATAAAGGCAAAAAGAAGTATTTTCCCTGTAAAAATCTTGCAGAAGATTTAGGTGAACAATTTATTATTGATCCCGATGATTGGATAAAAGCTGA